AAGCAAACTAGAATCAAAGCAGATCAAGCAAAACGAAGACTAAATAAAGCATTAAAAACAGATACTGTTGAACCAGAAGTATTAGATTTTACAGATCAAACTGCATCTGAACCTGAAGTTGCGTTTAGAGCAAACCCTGGTCCACAAACAAAATTTTTATCTGCTAATGAGAGAGAAGTATTTTATGGTGGTGCAAGAGGTGGAGGTAAAACTTATAGTTTACTTATAGCACCATTAAGATTTGTTAATAAATCATCGCATAGAGCATTATTAATTAGACGTTCTATGCCTGAGTTGAGAGATGTTATATTTCAGACGCAGCAATTATATCCGAAAGCTGTACCTGGAGCTAAATGGAAAAGCCAAGAGAATACATGGTACTTTCCTAGTGGAGCAAGAATAGAGTTTGGCTATTGTGAAAACTTACAGGATGTGTTAAGATATCAAGGTCAATCATATTCTTGGATTGGAGTAGATGAGTTACCACAGTATGCAAATCCTGATATCTGGCAGTTCTTGAGATCATCATTGCGTACTACAGATCCTACTATTCCTTTACACATGAGGGCTACAGGAAACCCAGGTAACGTAGGATCAGCTTGGGTTAAGAAGATGTTCATAGATCCTGCTGAACCAAATACTAGGGTGACTGAGAAAATAGAATATGAGTTAGAAGGTAGAACACTAACTAGCGAGATAACTAGAAAGTTTATATCAGCGTCTGTATGGGATAATCCATACTTGACACAAGATGGTAGTTATGTTGCAATGCTTGCTTCTCTACCTGAAGTTAAGAGGAAGCAATTCTTATATGGCGATTGGGATGTAGTTGAAGAAGGTGCATTTCCTGAGTTTGATAAGACGGTGCATACGTGCGAAAGTTTTGAGATTCCGAAAGGCTGGACAAAGATTAGAGCAGCCGACTTCGGATACGCAGCCCACTCCGCTATTTTATGGGGGGCTGTTGATTTTGATGGTTGTCTGTGGATATATAGAGAGTTGTACGTTAACCGTTTGACTGCTGATAAGTTAGGTCAGATGATTATGGAAGTAGAAGAGGGTGATGGTAGAATACAAGATGCATTGTTAGATAGTTCTTGTTGGGCTAGAAGAGGAGATGCAGGACCATCAATAGCAGAAACTTTAAATAGGGAAGGATGTAGATTTAGACCATCAGATAGATCACCAGGATCTAGGGTTGCAGGTAAAATAGAATTGCACAAAAGATTTATGATAGATGAAGAAACAGAAGAACCAAGCATAGTTATAATGCAAAACTGTAGAAATCTTATTAGTCAGTTAGCAGCTTTACCAGTGGACTCTCGTAATCCTGAAGATGTTGATACTAAAGCTGAAGATCACTTATATGATGCGTTAAGGTATATGGTTATGTCAAGACCAACCAATATACGCACAGCATACGAGAATACTCCAAAGATTAAATATCAACCATCTGATTCAGTATTTGGATATTAATATGGAGATTTTTGTAATAACACTTATAGTTTTAGCATTAATGTTAGCTGTTGGTGTATTTGTATGGGCCGCATACTCAAAAGACTAACATAAGGAAAAAATATGGCAGATGATAATGATATAGTAGTGCTAGATGATGTAGAGAATACAGAGGACTCTTACGTTAATCTAGTTAGTTATGTTAAAGCTAGATATGAAAGAGCCAGAACTGGTAGATATACAGATGAAGAACGATGGGTACAAGCATATAGAAACTATCGTGGTATATACGGACCAGACGTACAATTTACAGAAACAGAGAAGTCTCGCGTCTTTATTAAAATAACTAAGACAAAAGTTCTTGCAGCATATGGTCAGATTATAGATGTTCTATTTAGTCAGAATAGATTTCCTATTGGTGTAGAACCAACCACACTTCCTGAAGGTGTATATGATAGTGTACATATAGATCCCAAAGAAGAAGAACAAGAACAAGCTTTTGAAGAATTTAAGAGTATATATGGTTTTCCTGGTGATGGTAACAATTTAGAACCAGGTGATACCTCAGACATATTAGCTGAAAAACTTGGTGCATTACAAGAAGATCTACAAGATCTAGAAGGACTTAAAGAAGGTCCAGGTCAAACACAATCAGCTATTACTTTCCATCCTGCTATGGTCGCAGCTAAGAAGATGGAAAAGAAAATTAAAGATCAACTAGAAGAATCGGCAGCAACTAAACATCTCAGACATTCTGTGTTTGAGTGTGTATTGTTTGGTACTGCCATTATGAAAGGCCCATTTGCTTTTGATAAAGAATATCCCAACTGGGAAGATGATGGTACATACGATCCAGTAATTAAAACTGTACCTAAAGTAGAATATACATCTGTTTGGGATTTTTATCCTGATCCAGATTCGTATAGTATAGAAGACTGTGTGTATGTCGTTGAGCGTCACAGACTAACCAGATCACAACTTAGAGCATTAAAGAAGCGTCCATTCTTTAGAGGTAAGTCTATTGAAGCAGCTATCAAAGAAGGTGAAGATTATAGTCGTGAGTGGTGGGAAGATAGCTTAACAGACAATGAGACTTCATCAGACTTTGGTGGAGAAGGTTTTGCTAGTTATGGTGGAGATGTTGAGAGATTTGAAGTACTAGAGTTCTGGGGTACAATAGATAGAGAAATAGCAGAAAGCCAAGGACTAGAGATACCCGAAAGCGAAATCAAAGATGATGAGATACAGATTAACTGTTGGGTATGCAACAATCAAATACTAAGGTTAGTTATAAACCCATTCGTACCAAAGCGTATCCCATACGTTGCAAGTCCATACGAGATCAACCCATACAGTTTCTTTGGTGTAGGTCTAGCAGAAAACATGGACGATACCCAAACATTAATGAATGGTTTTATGAGATTAGCTGTTGACAATGCTATCTTATCTGGTAATCTATTGATTGAAGTTGATGAGACAAACTTAGCACCAGGTCAGGATCTTACAGTATATCCTGGTAAGATATTTAGAAGACAAGGTGGTGCGCCAGGTCAAGCTATATTTGGTACTAAGTTTCCAAACGTGTCAAGTGAAAATATGATGTTGTTTGATAAAGCAAGAGTATTGTCTGACGAGTCATCAGGACTTCCATCATATTCATACGGACAGACAGGTGTACAGGGTACAGGTAGAACTGCATCAGGTATATCTATGTTAATGGGTGCAGCCAGTAATGCTATCCGTACAGTAATTAAAAATATGGATGACTATATGCTACGTCCAATGGGTGAAGCATTGTTTGCATTTAATATGCAGTTTGATTTTGATCCAGAGATAAAAGGTGATCTAGAGATTAGAGCTAGAGGCACAGAAAGCTTTATGAAGAACGAAGTTAGATCCCAACGTCTTATTAGCTTCCTACAGATTGCAAGCAGTCCTGTCTTAGCACCGTTTGCTAAGTTCCCATACATTATGCGTGAGATAGCAGCAACGATGGATCTGGATGTAGATAAGGTAACAAATAATCCTGAAGAAGCATTTAGACAGGCTATACTATTACAGCAGATGCAAAAGAAAATAATTGAAGAGAACCCACAACCTGCACAAGATCCTACAGGAGCAGGAGGTGGTACTATAGGTACAGGTCAAGCACCAGCACCAGGAGAACAAGGATTTGCTACAGGTGGTGGACCTAATGCAGGTACACAACAGCAACAACAACAAGCTCAACAAGGAGGAGGACAACAGATTCCCCCTGAATTAATGGCAATGTTACAACAAGGTGGTGCAGGTAATGCTTGATCAAAGAGTGGCTAGAGATTTATTACCTCTAGTTAATCAACCAGATTTTGATGAATTGTTCACATTATACTTAGACAATAAAAAAGAAAGTGCTTATCGTATACTAGAACAGAGTGACGATGAAGTAGAAATATACAGAGCGCAAGGACAACTGCATATACTAAGACGTATGGAAAATATGCGCTTAGAGATACAGACCGCAGCTAAAGGAACTTGATATGGGTATCGAAAATAATAATCCTGGAAATATTAAAAAAGGTGAAAACTGGGAGGGTATGGTCGAATCAGAAGGAAAGTTTGTAGAGTTTGAATCACCTGAATATGGTATTAGAGCTATTTCAAGAATACTGCAAACTTACTCTAAAAAGTATAAATTAGATAATATTAAAAAAATAATTAATAGATATGCACCTCCAAAAGAAAACGATACAAAAACATATATTAAAAATATGTCAGAATTTACAGGATTTAAACCCAATGAAAAATTAAATTTGGAAGACCCTGAAACATTATCTAAATTAATAAAAGGTATTATTAGACAAGAAAACCCAGGTAAAACAGAAGATTATTATAGTGATGAATTAGTAAATAAAAGTATAGAAATGTCTTTTGATAAAGATGAAATTCCTGAAACTGAACGAATGTTAAGTGATAGTAAATCGACAGGTGAAGTAGATCCTGGTGATGAAGAAAATCCTAGAACACGTAGAGATTTACCACCACAAGCTATAACACCTAAAGAAAGAAATTTAACAGGTGTAGCACCCATGCCTACTGAAAGATTAACTGAAGAAGAAAAAAGGATTAGAGCCTTAAACAATCGTAAGTTAAGTGATATAGAAGCTAGAATGGATCAAGAGGATATGGAGTATCTAGCTGATGACAAAGAAAGAAGACCTTTAGATGTTACAGAAACTACTAATGAAGATGGCACAACAACTACTGAGTTTAATGTACCACCACCTTCTAGCGCACGATCATCATTAGATCAACAAATGTCTGATTTAGATTTTGGAGATCTTCGTGATGCACCAGGAAGTAGACGTATCCGTACAGCAAAAGAAGAAAAAGAACAAGTAGAAAAAATGAAGAAAGCTACGAAAGAAGGTACAAGGGTTGCTGGAGAAAAACCAGACACTACTACAGGATTTGAAGATGATGAGTATATTCCAGGTATAGAGATGGAATCTAGAGATGATACTATGATTGCAGATGACACGCAAGTATCAGCAACAGATATGGATGATACACCATCAGGTGATGACATATTTACTACCTTCTTTAAAAGTTTAGGTGATGTTACATTTGATGAAGGGTTTGAAGTAGATGATTTAAACCTAAAGAAGGGTGGTGCTGTAGAAGCAGACTTTGATGGTAAAGATAAAGATGATGAGGATGAAGATGAGGGAGATCCACCACCTCTAGCTAAACCTGAAGAAGTAGCAGATGATATACCTGCAATGTTGTCAGAAGGTGAATACGTGTTACCTGCTAATGTAGTTAGGTATCTAGGACTAGAGCGTATTATGGATATGCATCAGAAAGTATTACATGAGATACAACAGATGGAGGATCTAGGTATGATCCAGAATGTTGATGAGAATGGTAAGCCTGAGAATGATGATGATGAGATGAAGTTTATACAACCTGAAGGTGAAGTAACAGAAACTTTAATTATCGCAGCTAAACCTCAAGGTATGATGTGTCCACCAGAAATGGCAGAAGGTGGTCAGATAAATAGAGACATAGACATAGACAGAACACTAGATGATGATATGTTAGACATTAGATCAGGTATTGCTGCTCAACGTAGTCCAACAGGGTTTAAAACTGTATTTGATCCTGAAGTAGGGTTTTTAAAAATTAAAACACCTAAAGGTAGTCTTACTGTAGATAAAGGTGCAATAGATGATTTTATAAATCAAAATGAAGGTCCAGAAGGAGCAGATCCTGCTGATCCTGATGTAGGAGGAACAGCATCTAGTTTTGACGTAATTGGTCAGTCTTTACAAGATATATATTCTTTTGAAGTAGATCGTTATGGTAGAGAAACAAGTGGTGATGATGATGATGCTGGTCCAGAAACAGGGAGTCAAGCACAAATGAGTGATCCAGCAGAAACAGGTGTTGCTGAAGCAGAAGCAACTGATACTGGAAATGAAACAGCAGATGATGATTCGGGTGGAGGTGTAGAAGGAAATAAAGGCGGTCTAATGGCAAGGTTTAATACTGGTGGTGCTGTAGATTACAACATAGCTGGTGTAGGAACTGTAGCAGGTGATATGCAGTTAGGTGATGAACTAGCAACAATGGAGAAACCTAAAACATATGAAGAGATAAGAGAAGATATATTAGGAAATCCATTTAAAGATACACCTGATTTGCCTGATGATTATGGTAATGTAAGAAGTGAAAACTATATTTATAAAGATAATCCTGTATTAGAAGGACCAAAGTTACAAACAAGAAAAAAACGATCTTCATATGTTTATGATCCTAATGCATCAGGTGGACAAGATGCAAATGATTATACTAATGATAAAGAAGTAAAACAGTTACTAGATTTGGCAGGAGTTGATAGTGAAGATTATGCGTTTGTAATGCAAGATTATAACAAAGGCAGAGAAAATATTGTAACACAAGCATCAGGTGGGATTGGTGTAGGAAAAAATGAACAACTAAAAAAAGGTTTAGATGCATTAGCAGACAAACGTAGAATATTAAAACAAGGATTAAAAGCTTCTGACATACCAGAGGGAGCCACAAACAGAGATGTATTTAAAAAAGTATTCTTTAATGAGATAGATTACTTTGGAGAAAGTTTAGATCCAGATAATTTTGAGCAACCTACTCAACTTAATACTGTATTAGATATTACGGATAATGAATTAGAAAGACTTAGATCTGGTAAGGAAGCTGGAACTCTAGATAAAAAAGAAAGAGAGCAAATAGAGTTTTTAGATAAGTTTGATTTAGATGCACCAGCAGAAACTGGTATAGTTAATCAAGGTATTAGTGTTTTATCTGGAGGAAGACAAGGAGAAACTTTTTATGATTCTTTTGAACAAAGATCAAAAAGACTTAAAGGCCCAAGGTCAGGAATAATGGGTGAAGGCCAATATGTCGAAGGAGTGGGTTACGTTACGTAATCTATATGTTAGGGCTACCTTCTACCCTTTTCATGGTGAAAAGCTACTAGATGCCCCCGAAAAGAAAGTGAAATAAAATGCAAGTAGTACAAGAAGTAAAGACACAACCAATACGTTACAAAAAGAAAAGCATAGAAGAAGAAGATAAAGAGATTGAAGAACTAGAAGCAGAAAGGAATAAAGTAGAAGAGGAGGAAGTAGAGGCTGAAGAAGAAGCAAAATCAGAAGCTAAACTTGATCCTGAAGAAAAAACATTTAAAAAAAGATATGGAGATTTACGTAGACACGTACAAAAGATACAGGAAACACATGATTCTGAAATACGTAGTCTAAAGGAACAGGTAGAAGGACTTACAAGAAAACAAGTTAAGCTACCTAAAACAGATGAAGAACTAGAGCAATGGGCTGAGAAATATCCAGACGTTGCCAAGATAGTAGAAACAATCGCTACAAAGAAAGCCATAGAAGCTAGAAAGGATGTAGAAGAAAAGTTAAAGTATGTAGATGAAATGCAGACTAAAGTTCAGATAGAAAAAGCTGAGACAGAACTTTCTAAACTTCATCCAGACTTTCAAGAGCTACGTGTTAGTGAAGACTTCCATGAGTGGGTAGCAGCACAACCAAAGTGGATACAGTCTGCTTTGTATGAAAATGACACTGATCATTTAGCTGCTGCTAAAGCGATTGATCTATATAAATTAGAAACAAACAAACCAGCTACTAAATCAGAAGCTAAAGAAGCTGCTAAGTCTGTAAAAAAATCCTCTAGAGCAGAAGAGCCAAAGACACAAGATCGTAATGTATGGTCAGAGTCTAGGGTAAAAAATCTTAGCAGTAAGGACTGGGAAAAGCATGAAGATGCTATTTCAGAATCTATAGCAAACGGCACTTTTGTTTATGATATTAGTGGTGGTGCAAGATAAAAAAAGTCTTGACAAATTAATTAAAATATGATATACTTTGTATATTACTAAAACTAGCATAGGTATTTGCTAGTGTTCGGAAGCCTCTTAGAAATAAGACTACCTTCCTGTTTATGCTAACTGAAGAAGTTTCAACTACCTACACTCGTTAGGCCAGGTTTATCCTATACCCTAAAGATGTAGCCTTGAATTGTCAATAGTTGGCTCGTTTCGATAATAGCCGAAAGGAGATAACCAATGGCTTTTAAGACTGCTGCTGGTTACGGAAACCTGCCTAACGGTAACTTCTCTCCTGTTATTTACAGTAAGAAGGTACAATCGGCTTTCCGTAAGACTAGCGTGATTGAAGATATTACCAACAGTGATTACTTTGGTGAGATCGCAAATTTTGGTGATACAGTGCGTATTATCAAAGAACCAGAAATCACGGTTCAAGAATATGCAAGGGGTACGCAAGTAACTCCACAAGACTTAGACGATGAGGACTTCACCCTTGTTGTCGATAAAGCTAACTACTTTGCTTTCAAAATCGATGACATTGAAGAGGCACACTCTCACGTAAACTTTGAATCAATGGCAAGTGATCGTGCAGGGTATCGTCTAAAAGATCAGTTTGACCAAGAAGTACTAGGTTACTTATCTGGTTTCAAACAAGCTGCCTTACACGCAAATGCAAGTGCAGCTAGAGTTGCTGCTGATAAAGCAGGTACTGATCCAGTATCTGTTGCAGCAGACGGTTTATTAGCTTCCATGAAGATCTCTCGCGCAAGCTTTGTATCAGGTGGTTCTGCCTCTGATTCGATTGCTACGCATCCAGATGGATCTACTGGTGAAGCAACTCCGTTGGAGGTTCTAAACCGTATGGCTCGTTTACTAGACCAGCAAAATGTAGACCGTGATGGTCGTTGGGTCATTATTGATCCTGTTTTTGCTGAACAGCTAAACGACGAAAACAGTAAGCTTCTAAACAATGACTTTGCTGGTGGACAAAATGCTGGTGACATTCTAAGGAATGGACGCATTATCTCTGGCTTAATCAGAGGCTTTAGAGTTTATATGTCCAACAACCTTCCTTCAATAGGAACAGGTTCATCAACTATCGACACTAACGGTTCAAGTTCTAACTTTGGTGTTATTGTTGCAGGACACGACTCTGCTGTTGCTACAGCTTCTCAAGTAGAGAAGGTAGAGACATATCGTGACAACGACAGCTTTGCTGATATTGTTCGTGGTATGCATTTATACGGACGTAAGATCCTTCGCCCAGAAGCTCTTTGTCGCGCCATTTATAACATCGCAGGTTAAGGAGGATAGATCATGGCTACATATGATATGACTGATGCCGATACCGTAGGTGTAGGGGCTGACTCGATTGCTGCTTTACCATCTAAAAAAGATAGCCACGTAATGTATAACATTGAAGCTACTCTTGATATTGATGACATGGTTGCAAAAGGATACTCAGGTGCAGACGGAGATATCTTTCAACTTCTAGAAGTACCAGCAGGAGTACTCGTACTTAACGCTGGTGCAGAAGTTATGAAAGCATTTAACTCTTCTGTGACTGCTGATATTGACTTTGCAGCAGGTGATGATATCGTTGATGGTGCAGATGTAACCTCGACAGGTTTCTGTGCAGCAGGTTCTAACGGTCAAACTAACACTGTTGTTGGTTCAGCCGCTTCAACGTATACACAGTTTGTTACAACAACTGATACGATTGATGTTTTACTTGCTGGTGCAGCACCTACTACTGGCAGAATTAGGGTTTATGCTACTGTTATTGATCTCAATGAACAGGGTGCAGAACCTGTAGCTGCTGCTAGGGATACCCTAGCCTAATTGATTTTGGGGTAGTTCATTAATTTGGGCTACCCCTTTATCTTAATTTTGGATATGATATGGCTACTACTTTTCTTACATTAGTTAATGATACCTTACGTAGATTAAATGAAGTTGAATTAACTGCGACTGATTTTGATACAGCAACAGGTTTTCGCGCTCAAGTAAAAGATGCAATAAATTCATCAATCCAAGAGATATCACAAAAAGAATTTGAGTTCCCTTTTAATTTTACTGCTGGTTCATTGACACTCGTTGTAGGTCAACAAGAGTATTCTTTACCTGCTGATTTTAAAATAGCAGATTGGGATTCATTTAGAATTGATTTTGACTCAGACAATAATCATTCTGCACGTAATTTAAAACTTATTGACTATGATACATTTATAAGAAGATTCTATGAAAGAGATGCTGAAGCAACCACAAGTGATTTTGATCAGCCTATATATGTTTATAGAACATTAGATAATAAAGCAGGTTTTACACCTAGACCAGATGCTACATATGGTGTAAGCTTTAGCTACTTTGCATTTGCATCTGACATGACTAACTCCACAGATACCATGTCTGTACCTGATCCATTTAAACACGTAGTAATAGATGGTGCATTATATCACTGTTATATGTTCAGAGATAATGCTCAACAATCTGCTATAGCTAGACAAAGATTTGAAGATGGCGTAGATAGAATGCGTACAATACTAATTAACAGATTTACAGACGTTAGAGATACCAGAGTTAGCAGATTAATAAACGTACCGCATGGTAATATATAATGGTAGATGCTTTAAAAGACGTAACAGTTCTATCAAAAGGTGGACTGTTTACTAATGAAGATGCTTTATCATTAGCAATACAAAACCCAGGTTCTGCTCTTCGTATGTTAAATATGGAGATATCTCAATTTGGTGGATATAGAAGAATAAATGGATATACTGCATTTGATTCTAGTTTTGGTAGTGTATCAGGTTTAGGTCAAGTAATAGGTCTTTGGATATTAGATGGTGTACCATATGCTGTTAGAAGAAATAGTGGTGATTTCACAGGTTCATTAGGTTCTAATCCATTTACTACTAGCAATGGCAGTGCAGTGATTACCGTAGCACATACTAGTCATGGATTAGCAGTAAACGATAGAGTTATATTTTCAGGGTCTGCTGCTGTTAATGGCATAACACCGAATGATGTTGAAATGACCATAGCATCTGTAGTAGATGCAAATAGCTACACAGTTACTTTTACATCTAATGCAAGTGGTAGTGGTGCAGGTGGTGGAAGTTCAGTTACTTTTAAAGCACTAGACAAAACTCAATCATTAGGTGCTAATCCTTTCACAGTTACTAATGGTAGTGCAACAATAACAGTATCACATACCTCGCATGGATTATCTGTGGGTAATTTTGTAACATTCTCAGGTAGCTCTGCTGTAGGAGGAATAACACCTAACTCTGTAGAAATGACAGTCGTTAGTGTACCTGATGCAAATAGTTATACAGTATCATTTACTTCTACTGCTACAAGTGGTGCTACTGGAGGTGGTTCTTCTGTAACAGCAATATATAGTCAATATTATAGTATTTGGAAATATACTACAAGTGGTTTTACTAAAGTACATTCTTTTAGATCTTCTATAGGTGTAAACAAAGTTAGGCATTCTTTTAACTCTTTTACAGGAACAGAATCAGTTATACTATGTGATGGTGTAAATACTCCTGCTAGATTTGATGGAACTACTTTTAGTAATCATACAACTAGTGATGATGCAAATCCAACAGGTGCATCTTTTAGTACAGACTTTAAAAACCATCAGTTTTATGCAGGTTTTCCAACAACAGGATTAGGACCAAATAAATTAT